GGTCTAATTTCGTCGTTGGATAATTTAGACTGGATGGAAAGAAAGTCTTGATAGTCAAGAATATTGTTGAGGCTACGATGCAGTATACGGCAAGCACGGCGCATGTCTTCTGGGTTACGGAACGCACCCCAATTGATTGAGCCCAGGGTGCAAAGTGCGATACGACCGCTATCGTCATCCAGACGTTTAAAGGACTTAGTAGGTAAAAGTATTTCACAGCAAAGGTTACTCTGGTAAATGGTGTGGTATTCAGGATCAAACGGGCCTTGCTTCTGTACATTGTCAATGAACACCAGATAGATACGCCCTGTATCAGTGCGCTCTTTTAAGATGCCCGATTTGAACACTTCCTCGGCACTGATTGTTTTGGTTCTTAGATCCGTACGTTTTTCGTATTTTACATACAACTCTTCGAACAGTGCTGTATTTTGATAAAACGCTTCGTATAGATCTGGTACTTCGTTGGGATCAAAGAATGTTATGTCTTCTTTGTTTTTAAATCGTCTCCAGAAGAAAGCACTAAGCACAACCCCATAATCCATATGACGGACTCGGGTTTCTTCTGTTCCTTGGTTGTTCTTAAGGACAATAAGATCATCAAACTGATGATGCCAAATAGGATAAAAAACAGTAGCACTTGCATTACGAATACCTCCCTGTGAACATGATCGTAAATCACCAAACCATTTTTTCAGGAATGGTATCATACCTGTGTGCATGATTTCGCCACCGCGGATGGGTGATCCTAACGGGCGTAGTCTGCCAATTTCTAAACCAATGCCAGCACGTTTGCTGGCATACTTGGCCATCATTTCGCCGGACGCGAAAATACTGTCCAGATCATCATCCGAGCGAATAAGAACGCAACTACTAAACTGCTTAGTAGGCGTACCAAGCCCTGCCAACACAGGCGTGGCCAATGTAAAAAGTCCGTCGCTGGCTGCTGTGTAGTATTCTTTGATGTAGCGCATTCTCGCTGCATTCGGTTCTTCTCGGTGAAATACAGTAGCGGCCGCGACCATGTATCTAATTTGTGGAGTTTCATAAGTTTCCTTTGTGGCACGATTTTTAACCAGATATTTTTCAATCAGCTGTTCAATGGCAGCATAACCATACTGTTCATCCTTGGAATGATCCAACATGTCATTCATTCTGTTCCAGTCGTCTTCGGTATACCATTCCAACAGTTCCGGTGTGTACAGGCCAGTGGCCACATTGCGCTTGACAATGGTATACAGGTGGTCGGGTGTGTATGAACCATACACATCTTTTCGCAACATGCTGAGGCGTTGTTTGCCAGCCACATACTGATAATTGGTATGTCCCAGTCCAGGATTTGATTCAACGTCAATTAGGTCTACTATGGCTCTAAGGGTGATGCCGTCGATTTCTCTGGTAGAGATACCATCATAAAAATGTAGTTGGGCCTTGATCTCTATCATACTCTGACTGACATCTGCGGTACCTTGACATATTTTTGCTATCTGAGATTGCCATTTTTCAATGGCCATGGGCTCTCGGCGGCCACTGCGCTTCACTACTGTTATTGTTGACATGTGCTTCTCTTGTTGTTCTTTTAACGATACTTCTCATTAACCTGTAATTGGGTTAATTTTTTTACTATTTTTACTGCTGGACTGATATTTACGATGGTCGACTTGTCCCAATTCAGTATATATTTTGATTTGTCGACCTGTACTAAATTATGACCGTTTTTTGACAATACCAGTTCGGCTGAATCTATGTCTGTACGATCCAACAAAGTTATAGTATACAGGATTCCTAGCCCGCGAGCAACCTCGCAGAAAATGTTGTCATCCAATAATTGCCACGGATCTGGCCATTCTGCCTGGTCATCCCAGTGCAGGTGATATCCGGTCCAAGGAGAAGAAAACCACCAGGTGTTGATGGCTTCCAGTGCCTGTGGAACAGGCAGGGTGTTTGCTCGAGTACGCAGTTGTGTCCAACTGTCAAGCCGGGATTCAAATGTTGCAGGCCAAACCACGTTAGGCTAGATTTGTTATACTATAGGTCAGTGTTGCGCCAAAGCCGGTATTTGTACTGATATACTTTACAAAAACTGTACTGCCAGTTTGGGTCACAGTGAGAGAGATACCGGTACTGGCATTTTCTGTGAAGTCATCTGTGTAATTTAAACTACCACCACCGGTGGCGGCTATATTAATGATGCCAGTTCGATACGCTGTGCCTCTCACAATGGTATAATTAATGCCAAGTGCGGCAACACCACCAAGGCTGTATGTGATTGCAGTGGTAGGTGAAATGACATTGTTTGTTAGCTCAACTGTGAGCCCCGAAGCCCTGACATACGACCCCATTGCCAATTGTTGACCATTTGTGAAGGCAATACTGGCCTCACCATTGAGTTGTATTCTTGGATACAACACAGCGTCGTCATTTGATCTCTCAAATAAATCTCCAACACTGATATTATTAGGCGATAAAAAATCTATGATAACAGTGTAGGGTTGTGCAATGCCGCCAAAGTGATTGCCCACATCACCAAAGGTGTTTTGTGCAGTGGCATTTCGCTCAACTGAAAATATAACGCCTTGAGCATATATTGTGTCAAAATCGCAGCTGGTAATACCAAATCCTTGAGGGTTGTACTGATCGCCGGCTGGGTTGGCTTCTACAACAATGCCTTGGTGCAAGGTCGATAAATGGCCGGCTGTGATGCCTATACCGCGGACCTGTTGGTCAGTGATAATGCCGTAAGTTGTACCAGTAAAGGTGCAATTATCAAATTTAATTTGATGTGTTTCTAATGCATTACTGCTTGCAAATCTAACACAGGCAGTGTCGTCATCTGGAAGAGTTAAATCTTCTGTGGTCAGTGGTCCAATGAATTGAACTTGATTGAAAATACAAGCAGAAGCTCGGTCAACCAGTGCAATGTTCATTGGATCAAGCGACTGGAACCCCATATTTTCAACAGTGATACTGATTGGAGGTGTTGCACCATTGGTACCTATGTCAACTCCTACCTGTTGCAGACTGTCACCAGTTTGCATTACATATGCCGCAGTTGCTCCTGCCTGCATTTGAATAATGGTATTGTCGGGACCTTCGCCAATCAGTGTAGCATAGGGCGGAACAACAATTGTGTCACTAATACGGTAAACACCAGCAGGGAAAAATATACTTCTACGAATTGCCGGATTGACTTCTCGGCAATAAATTTCATAAAGTGCGCGGTTAATGGCCACAGTGTCATCAGTAACACCATCGCCTACTGCACCAAAATCTTTCACAGTAGCAAACTGGTCCATCCAGTCTTGTAACGACAACTGGACAGGCGTGCCCGGAGTAGGACCAGTTTGTACTGAGTAACCGGTGGCAGCAAAGCCACTGTATGTGTAATCTTGAACCAGTGGAATAATCTCAGAAAATTCTGTTAGGATTTCTGTATTGCCAATTACTGGTGCACCTTCTTCTAATGTGCCGTTGCCAATATACAACCTACGTTCGTCGACACTCCAGCCAAATTCAGCACCGGCCAATTGCGGTAGATCTTCCTGCAACCCTTTACGCTGGGTAATTCGCGAAATTTGTACAATAGCCAATTTAGTTATCCTCTGTGATTAACTATTTAGCATATAAAATTGCTCTACACGTTTCCACCAGAGTCCGCGATATTTTTCAAACTCGTCACCTTCCAACACAAATTCCTGATATTCGGGTGCGGTAAGCACATTACCCATGTCATCAGTTGTGGGTTTGACACACATTAAAATAACACCCTTTTTAATCTGTGTGCCGTGCAGTTCATTATGTGCTTCTGCATAGGCGCAGAGTTGCATGAAATAGTCGTCGATCCACTCACGTTTTTTGGGCTTGTTGGTTTGTTTGTAGTCTATGATGGCTTCTTCGTTCAAGTGCATGCCGGCAGCGTCAGTTGTGCCAGCGTAAACTGTTGGGAAATACAACGGAACCTCATAGCCCCAAAACTCAGTGACACGATTGGTAATTCCTTGGTCAATCACTACTTGTGCCATGGCATGGCTGGCCCAACCAAACGGGTTGGTACCGCGATCTTTTAGTTCACCATTCTTTACATAGTGTTCCAGATATGTGTGCATACGTGTGCCACGGTTGGCAGCCTCAGTGGTGATCTGTTGTGCTTTTTCGTGGCCAACACGGCGACGCCATTGCTCAAGAATTAACTTTTTTTCTTCTGGTTTGGTTTTATCAAGGATTGTTGTGACACTGGGCAACTTATTGCCGTCGGGTGTGGCATAAAAGCGTTTGCCATCTATTTCTACCCTTGGCACCGGGGTGTAGTTAAACTTGGGATTGTACATAATTATAGACTATTATAGACTATAATAGTCCCGTTGTCAACTATATTCGAAAACTTTCTCCGCAACCACAGCGATCACGTTCGTTGGGATTGCGAAATTCAAATCCTTCGTTGAGTCCCTGTCGCACATAGTCAACAGTGATTCCTTGCAAATACACACCGGACTTGGGATCTACAAATACTCGGCAGTCGGCACAGTCAAAACATTGATCTTCTGGCTGTGGATTATCTACATATTCTAGTACATACGCAAGCCCAGAACAACCAGTGGTTCTAACACCCAGTCTTATTCCTTCACCGTGTCCACGACGAGTTAATGTTTGTTGTATTTTACGAGCTGCCGCATCAGTTAACGAGATCATATTTCTTACGATAATCGTCTACTGCGGCCTTGATAGCATCTTCTGCCAAAATACTGCAATGAATCTTTACGGGGGGTAAGGCCAATTCTTCAGCGATGTCGGAGTTTTTGATTGCTCCTGCTTGGTCGATGTGCATGCCTTTGACCCATTCCGTAATAAGGCTCGAGCTCGCAATAGCCGATCCGCAGCCATACGTTTTAAATTTTGCATCTGTAATAATACCTGTATCATGATCCACCTTTATTTGTAATTTCATGACATCTCCGCAAGCAGGTGCGCCAACCATGCCGGTGCCTACGTCTGTATCATCCTTGCTAAAACTTCCCACATTGCGTGGGTTTTCATAATGATCAACTACCTTGCTGGAATATGCCATGTGTGTTTACTCGGGTTTAATGTTGGATGCCTGCAGACCTTTTTGTCCTTGAACCACATCGTATGCTACACGTTGATTTTCTTTGAGGACTTTAAAGCCTTGCGTCTGAATTGCTGAATAATGTGCAAACAATTCTTCGCCGCCATCGTCTGGAGTAATGAACCCAAAACCTTTGGTTTCATTAAACCACTTTACTTTACCTAATGCCATAATACTACTACTACTTTCTGTTTTTAATTTACTGATTTACAATTACTTTGTACAAGTTCTTGTTCTGGTTATTGTGCCGTCTGGATTTTGTGTTTCAGTCCAAGGGCTACAATTTGTGTCAACTAGGGATTGCTGTTGAATAATTACGGTTTGTGGAGGTTGCTGTCGTGATGCTTCGTACACTATTGCACCCCCGATGATTGCAGGAACCATCCAAACCCATCCGCTGTTGTGCCCACGTTGCCAATGGCCGCCATGATGGTGACCATGACGGAAATGTCCCGGTTGAGCAAACGCGGCAGTTGTGATTGTCATTAATACGACCAAAATAATCTTTTTCATATTTTTATCTCTTGTATACACAAAATGTATTATACTACATTCAGCATGTATTTACTATTATTTTGGTTCTTTTATCCAGGGTTTTTTACGATCGCTAAAAGTAATTGGCTTGTAATCATAGGACTCTGGGCAAAATTTGCATTGATCAATTTGATTGTCAATATTGTCAATAAATTCTTTACCGCGGATATCAAATTGATCAATGGTCAACGGCTTATAACTGTGTAGCACAGCACGATCCTCGTCGCTTATTTCAAAATGGTATTGATCATCAAATTCGGGCATGAGAGCGGCAGGTCCGCACTTGTAGATTTTGCCATTGATCATGTGATAATTTTTAAATCTACGGAAGGTGCAGTTTTCATGTGCCCGTGCAGGATCACTTTGATACAGTGTGTATTTGCCGTCCGGGCGTTCGATGATGTTGCTCTGTACAAACTTGTTGCTCATCCAAGCATGTACATACTTGCCTTGTCTATTTCGAAACTGATAATCGCTGCCAATCGGATCATCTTGTTTTTGAGTTTCAACTGTGGTTGGACCTAAGAAATTTCTAATCCTGTTAAATATTTCTTCTCGATCGTCGGGATTGTGTATGCTGATACCTATCCAATTGTTATGGTCAATGGCGTCATACAACCCGTTAACACAGTCAATTCTGGTGCCGTTGCTTTGTACCTGGGTACCCGAATGGTCAGGCCATAATTTATTAACACCTTTGATCCATTTGACAATGTCTGGATTAAGCAATGGCTCTCCGCCGAGTATCACAGGATGTCGTATGTCTATTTTTTTAGCCCATTCTGTTAACACAGGTTCGGCTTCTGCCCAACTTTGCCAACCGCTGAATTTATAATTGTTGTATCGATTACAGCCGTTGCAAGTTAAATTACACACGTTGGTGATGTAGAATTCTAACTTGTCAATCAAGATTCGGTTTGTCATATAGAGATATTTAATGCCGTACTACGGCGAGATGATTTTATTGGCGGCGTTTCATGGCTGCTTTGGCATTGCTGTCAACAACAGTACGTGCTTGATCGACACTCATACCTGTGGTGGCTTCGGTGTTGCCTTTGAATCTGACCACACCTGAGTTTGGTTCAAGTGGTTCAAGCAGGTTGCTCAATGGCTCACGGCTGATCATGTCGCCAAGATTCTGTTCTGTTACATTAACGCCCATTGACTGTGCTAAATCAACAAATGCTTTCTGGCTAATTTGTTTTGAGGCTGCTTCGTCTTCGGCTCTGTCGCTGAGGAACTGGCTCAGCGCCGCTAGTTTAAGGGCGCTGTTGGCAGTTTCATCAAACTCACACAGACGCATTATCTGCGCTCGCGACCTAGACCAGTTTTGACAGGCTCTTCGATATCTGCTTCTGCATCGGCAGCAAGTGCATCTAATTCATCACCGGGTTCAGCAGGCATTTCGGCGCCAGCATCCACGGGAGGCATTTCTGCACCAACGTCTGGAGCAGCCGCACCGGGCACTACCGGTGCTTGACCTGTCACTGTGCCCATGGCAGTTTCTAATTGAATTTTAGATTGCTGTAGATTCTGTACCATTCCGCCCAGTGACGCTGTTGCGTCGGCATTGAATTTGGTTGCTTGATCGTAGCCAATCTCGTTGCGAATCTGATCAACCAACGCTGGCAAGTCTTTAAACTGCATGGATGTGACTTGTTCAATCATGCGCTGAACTTGGTCAACCATGTCTTGACTGGCCAAGATAACTTGTGCCTGTTGTACTTCACTCTCAGACAAACGGCGGCCTTTTCTACGACGATTTTCAGCAGTCATTGCGGCACTTAGTGCGGCACCTTGTACTGACTTCTGTTCGTCGGGTGACAGTGTTTGACCGGCAGACGCCTTGGTCATTGCTGCCTTGAGTTTAGGATCAGAAATTTTACTAAGAGCCTGTTTTGTTTTGGCAGGATCTGGTGCTACCAATGCGGCGGCGCCGGCGGCTGGAATTTCTTCTCGGATTTTTTTAGTCAATACCTGTTCCAGCATGACCAATTTCAAATATGCAGAGTTTTGTTCACTGACATGGAACTTGGGTGTGCGGCGGTGTTCGCTTAATAAGCCACGCACTCGGCCCAACATGGCATGTGCTTGACGCTTTGAAAGTGATTCAAAGGTAATGCTTTTACCAAAGTAACTTTCAAATACTTTAGCGACTTGTTTTGTTTGTGGCAGCACGGCCAATTCTTGCAGTTTCATTATCGAATCCTTGTTGTTGGTAATATTTAGCCCGATTCACACATTTAGCTAATCTATTTTCTATTTCTTTTTTCTTTAAAATCTTATTCTCTAACTTGGTCAGAATGATTTCCCGCTGATCAGCATCTTTAGTGCGATCACCTATGCTGGCTCTGGTGCTGATGTCTATAGTTAAATGATATAGATTATTATCCAGTTGTATTAAGTCGCGGGCTATATTGTACTGTCGAAATTTATCGGCAATGCACCAACTCAATGCTGATTTACTACTGTGGAACACGCCAACATCAGACAGAGCACAGTGTACTCTGTATCCTGCATTTTCTTTGACTATGCTGTAGCGACCAAAAACTGTGTAGTTTCCGGCGGAATTTTTCCAAATACTGTTGTGTTCTAGAGTTGGAAATTCTTTAAGTAATTCTTTACTGAGTTCTTTGTCTATTTTCATTTGACCACATACTGTACAAGTAGCCATCCAATGATGCCAGCCATGGTGCCCATGATGCCTAATCCCCAGGAAATCAGTTGGTTGTTGCGTTTGTCGGCCATGTCCCTGACCATATCGCGTACCTGCATGACCATCTGCTCTAGACTGGCAATTTTAGCATCTACGTTATCTAACCGCAGTTCTAATGCACTGTAGCGTTCTGCGCATAGTTCTACGTGTGCTTCTAAACTTTTTTTCTCAATAGCAGTGGTATCAGCCATGTCATGTCTCCGTTGAAGTATTTATCAAAACAGGAGCGAACCATATATTCTGCTGTTTTCCTTGAGTGACCAGCACAGAAGACATTTCAGGTCTATTGTCCAGCCCTAACAACATGGGCACACCTTCTGCATCAGCCCGTAATACCAAAGTTAAATCATCGTCTGTGCCGTAGATGTTGTCAGATTCTGTTTCAAACTCAAACATCCAAGCACGGTTTGATGCGTCAACCATGGGTTCTTGTATGCGGAACAACTGTGTACGCAGTCCCAATATCTGTGTCAGTGTTTCCCAGTTGCGCTGTTGATTCCTAGCACGACTCCAGTCAGCCTCGTCGGTTATTACATTGCCCGAATGATCTCGGAACGGAACACGGGCAGGTTTATAATGCCCGGTAACGCCGGTGGCAGTGATGTCAAAGAAAGTTTGTACCACAAATCTCATGGGTTCTTTTTAATTAGTTCGTACAGCACTTCAACTTTGTCGCATAGTTCGTCAAGTGCAGTATTAGTGTGGCGTGATTCAAATATTTCTGCCCAACGACGTTTGTTTTCAAGATCTTCTAGTTCTTGTTTTAGTTTGGGATCTTGGTAGTGCAATGATCTTGAATTACTGCCAGGTTGACGAGCATACACTGTGCGACCGCCGTCGGGGCTTTCAAATATTGTTACTTCAGTTATTTTGCTCACCATCATGATGGAGTATTTAAGTTATTATTGCAAGACCCATATTAAAGTCAATAAAAAAGCCCCTTTCGGGGCTTTTGTTTTTTACGCTTGGTCTACAAACTTTTTGAGTTCTTCGGCCTTGCTGATTATGTCCGTTGTGCTTGGAAAATCAGGCATGGTTGGGAACGAAAGAGTTTCTCGATTGGCATCAGTCAGTTTGGAATGATATTCATCACCAAGTTGACTGCGTTTTTGGAACACTGGCGTTACGAGGATTTCGTTAGCCAATTTAAGAAGTTCGAGACGGATCTCGTAAGGTGTTTTGCTCATGTTTTTCTCCTGTGTATGTGTGTGTCGTTCAAGTCCCGCCCTATGCAGGACAAGATTGCTACACGAGCACGTTTACTTAGCGATGCAAAATTGACCCAACAAAAAACCTGCCGAAGCAGGTTTTTGTTTTACGAACTAATTGCTTAGTTTGTGAATGTTGCTGTGGCAGCTGTGGTAACAGCGTAGCCTAGAGCGGCAGTCAATGCTGCATCAAGATCGCCGGCGTTAGCATAGTTCCATGCACCAACTGGGTATGTAGCCAAAGCCAATGTAGCCTGGTTAGAACCCACTGTTGTGAATTCATACATAGCAATTGTGCATTGCGTCTGAATTGTCTGGATAGCAATTGCCAATGAAGAACCACTTACAGTAGCGTTACCAGTGAAAGTAACTGTACCGAATTCTAACTTGGGACCTGCAACGTTAACTGTTGCTCCACTGGTTACTGTGTTTGCACCACTGTTCCAGCCTGCGCCAGGTGACGAAGGTGTTGTACCAGCATCCATGTTGACAACTGGTTGAAAGTTGCCGTTTACTTGTGTAATATAAGCCATTTTTAAATCTCCTTAGTATATGGTCACGTTGGACCTACAATTATTTATACAAGTTGACAAAAAATCAGGTTTAGGCTGTTTGATCTGGATTGTTTAGGGCACGATTTCCGGCGCTGAATCCAAATCGATTCACCAGTTTAGCACGGCCTGCAGGAGTGGCCAGCACCCAGCCTTCTTGTCCAGGCTGTTGGCGATCTAACTGTGCTAACATGTCTGTTTTGATATCGTGCAACAACAGGAATGCAGTGAATGCTGAAGTAATGCCATCCATGTTTGTGCGTGGACTTTGCAGGTATTCTACAATGTTGTTGAACTTGCGTGGTGTCACATTGGTTTTTAGCCAGTCACCAAACCCATTCAGCAAGTTGTCATAATTGCTGGTAATTCTAGAGTTGATGTAGCGTTTGCACAACTGTGGCAAATCAGTGATGCCGGCAGCACGTAGGTCAGCAGGGTTGAACAAACTGTCAATGGCAGCGCCTTGTGTGGACACAATCTGACTCAGCTGTTTGACTAGGCCGGCGTTTAATTCAACGTTGCGAATATCTTTGACACTGGGCTCAATCAGCAACAGTCCCGGAACTTCGTTCAGTGTGACCTGCTTGATTGCTTCAGGAGCGGCATCAACGTCACGATAACGTGTGTGTACAGCCACGCCCACTTCACTGCGGCCAATGCGCTGTCCCAGCTTACTGCTGGCCGGAATCTTGTATTCAACAAAGTTTGGACGGAACACATAAGCACCAGCCTCTTCAGGAGGCGTGTTGGTGTACAGTAAATCGCCCTGTACAAACCCACGCATGCTGTCAGGCACGGCAGCACGTAGCAAGGGAAATAACTTTTGATAGAGCCCAATTAACTCTGTGCGATCTCCCGACCGCATGGCCATCATTCTAGCAATATGATCCGGAGATGTGGCCAAGCCGTCGTATCCTTTGGCACCAAATCCACTTTTGTCTGTGAGCACAAATGTGCCATCTGGTTTGCGGCCAAATATGATAGCAGGTTTGCCATCCCACTTGACTGTGGTAGTGCCGCGTGTGTCTTCTGCGGCATGTCGCATGATTTCAACTGCGTCGCGAATACCACGTGTGCCTTTTTCAAACACTAGATCTTCCAGGTGTTCAATACGTGCATCTTTGGCGCCTTCTACAATCACTGACATGCCTTGATTCACAATGCGATCACGCAGTCGAGCCAAGAAGTTCACTTCGTTGTATTCTTTGTATAAGGGCTCTTCACTTTCCATAAAAGGCACACCAACCTTGGCAAAGTGCTCACGTGCATCTGCCAGCTTGGCATCACGCTTGGCGTCGCCTTCCAGTGCTGCCACAATGGTTTCTACGCTGTGCAGGTCTTTGCTGGTGGCCTTTTTATTCAACAACAGCTTGGCAATCTTGTCCGGGTCATCCGTGATAACCTCATTGGTGGCACGGTCAGCAATGCCTGCATTTTGATTCAACTTGTAGCCCATGCTTTTGGCAATGCTGTTCATTAGTACATTACGTGCAGATCCACTGTAAGCACTGTCGCCGGCTGCGCTCAACACAAACTTGGAAAATGGTACATTGGTCAAGAACATAAAGTCAGTTTGCACATAGCCCAGCTTGGGATTGCCCATGATTGGAGTTTTAAAGTGTACACTGATGCCGGACTTTTTAATGTAGTCTTCTGGCTTGAAACCATGACTTTGACACCACTGTGTCAGTCGTGTGACCAACTGTTCTTTGGTTACCTGATTGGCGTCCACTGCCAGGTCCAGATCGCCTGACGTGGGTTTTTTACCTGTGGAGCCCAAGGTGTTGTTTTGTAGATCCAACCCAGGTAGCATTTGATCAAGCCAGGCCAAGGTGGGAGCAACATCTGCTTGGTTAATTCGCTGTGTTAGTATGCGGCCACTTGCGTCTTTAAAAACATTGCCGCCTTCTTTTAATATCATGACACTCTGTATCCCATTAAGCCCAACATGCCATCAATTGCATCGTCACCGGTGGTAGATAGTTTATTGTTTCGTGTTGCTCTTTGCATAACTGTGGCTGCTTTTTGCAATGCCGCTGGGTCTAGTCCTGCGTTTTTTAATAATGCCGTTATATCAATGGGCTGAGACTGGTTAGCGGTGCTGGTCTGACCTGCAGTGGCTGGAGCAGTTCCTGGACCTCTACTTGGCGCTTGCGTTGACGCAGACGCTACTTTATTTTGTGATGCTATCAGCTGTGCACCAGCCAACGCTGTTAAAATATAATTTGTAACTGCTGTTTTAGTTCTAGCAGGATTGCCTGCGCTGTCTTTAACTTCTTTTTCGGCTGCGGCCAATTCTGCCTTTAGATTTTCTTTCTGGGGGGTATTTTTAACGTCGGCCAATGAAATTGTGCGATAGGTAGTTGAATCGCGCATGGCAGTTTTTTGCTTTGCCCAGTTTAAGAAGTCGTCCATGTAACTAGCTGGAACACTGGCAGGTATTTGTGGTTTTGTTGCACCGGCCGGCTGGGTGGTTGGATTTGGATTGGTTCCTGCTCCGGGTACCTGATACGGCGTAGTTGGCATCGCTGTGCCTGTTGCAGGTGTTGTAGTTGTTGCAGGTTGTCCAGGTTTTGTTGGATTTGGATTGGTTCCTGCTCCAGGTACCTGAAATGGTTTCAATGGCATTGCTGTGCCTGTTGCTTTTGCAGGCGCTGTGGGTTGTTGTGCAGCCACACCACCTCTTACCATGTTGTTTATACCTTGCCCGGCATTGGCCACAGCAGATGTTGCTGGATCATATTTTGCAAACTTGGTTGCATCACCGCCTGCTCCACTGCCTGCACGACCTTGAACGTATCGGGTTTGATCTTTGATGTTTGGATTATTTGGATCGGCCTTGTTTATTCTGCTGCCGACAGCAGGAGGCGGCTGTGCTTGGGTGGCTGTGGCAGCATTGGCCACACCGGGCATTTTTGCTACTGCATTGTAATTAAATCTTTGTGCATCAACAGGTGCAGTGGGTTGTTGTGCAGCCGGTGCCATGTAGGGATTAGGGCGACCAGTCTGTTTTTCTAATTCCTGTTGTTTTGCTTGTATCTGTTGTTGCACAGCGGGTGGCAAGTCTGACAGTGCAGTCATTGTTTTGCCACCCAGCTTGGCTGCGCCAGTTTTTTTATTGTATGTTCCAGGAGCTACTGCTGTGTCTTCTGGAACTGCCTGTGCCGTGGCCTGTACTTTGGATCTAGTATCTTTGAGCCATTCATCGGCATACTGTGTTGCCAATTTGACCATCTGTGGTTCTTTCATCACAGCGGCTAATTTTTGCTTAGGGTCAAGGATACCTGCACTGGCTGCGGAAGCCTGTCGATCTTGTCCAGTGGCATCAGCAACAGCATTGCTCACTGAAGTTTTAATCGCATCCCAGCCTGCGCCTTCGTCAGTGCGGCGTGGACGATTTAGTTCATGAATTTGCATCTGTTTTTCTCACGGTTCTTGTGAACTTGCCCGGATCTCGTAGGTTGATGGCATTGATCAACTTGCGTTGCAAATTTTTAGCTGCCTCGGGCTCATAACTGGAGTCAATCTGCTCTAGCAAGCGTATAGCACTGGCAATGATGTTACCAGCACGATTTTCAATCACATGTCGGGAGTCACGCTCCACATACATGCTGTCTAATTCTTCTAATAAACTACGAGTTTTCTTTTGCATTTTGGTCCCGAACCCTTTGTGTTATTTATTTGTTTTTCCACAGTTGTCATCGCAAATTACCAAACGTCCTTGTTCGTAACTATTAATTTTCCAGGCATTTTCTACAGAAATAAACCAATCTATACATTCTTCTAACGGATATTCTAACGCATTATTTTTTGCAATTAATGGAATTAGTTGGGCATTGGCCGCTTGATGATATTGCCCAGCACCGTATGTTTTAGGATATAGTCCGGTCCAACAACACGGACTAACATCACCGTTTGCAGATATATAGATAGATTTTAATATTTTGGTTTCACAAGAAATATTATTTTTAGGAATTTTATCTACTACAATATCTGTTAACAACACTTGATCAGTTTTTTTCTTGTGAAACAATACTTCAAAGTTTTTTTCACCGGTGTAATTTCCCAACACATGGGTGAGCTTGCCTTGGTTGTTAAATACCGGTGCAGTGTTTCTGCCATCGTCGACCAAGGTGAATTTTGCAAACCCCAGTTGCTTGCTCATATCACGACAAGCGTCAATTTGATGACGATTATGATCAAATTCTATCATTTTCCATACTGCCTGGCCGCCGGCTGCGATAAATGTTTGTGCATTGGAAATCACTGTGGACCACACGGTATTTTGTCTATACAAGTGATGTGTATCTTCCAATCCATCCAAGCAAAATACAACAGTGGCCGGGGTTTGAGCTAATTGAGTCCAAAATTTCTTATTTCGTGCGCCGCCATTGGTACTGATAGAAATGTATATGTCAGGATTTACGCTGAAAAAATATTCAACAATGTCAGGCCCTTCTGGATTCATTACTATGTCTCCAAAATTTCCGTTAATGCGAATGCTATTCAATTGAGTTAAAAATTCGGGCTGGAATATTTTTTTCACCTGTTCAAGAGAAAGATTAACTTCGGGATAGCCGCCGTTATAAGGGTATCCCCAAAATGTTCTAGGGCACCAGGCACAACTGGCATTGCATAAGCTAGAAATTTCTAGATGCACGTCTCTAATGTCTTGATAACCAATCATTTAATGGATTCCACTTGAATGACAGGTATTCGAAAAGGTTGATTAACAATCCATTGTATAACCTGTGAAACATCCTTGGCATCGCATCCATCTGGGCCAAGGCCTCCAAGTACTATGTAAGTTGTTTTTACACCAGATATCCCAGTTTCATCGCTGAGTTGTAAACTGCGGTTTTTTAAATTTCGTTTACTTTGTGCGTATTGGCTACTATCATTTGTGTTTTCTAGCGTAGTACCTATAGTGATAATATGTCCACGAATATTTGTTCTTGTCCATTCGGCATAGCACTCATTCATCAAAGTTTGTTGGATGCCGGGTGCAATATATGCACTGTTCACAAACACCTGGTATTGTTGTATGGATTTTTTAAATTGTATAATTGTTTCGGGCTTGGTAAAATTCCAGCCTGAACTAAGACTTGCATTTAGATCGGCTCCCAGTGCATGTGCAATTGTTTTACGCAGTGGGTTTCCAGTGCAAAATATTTTCATTGATACAGTGCGTAAATGCTTAATCTACCGTCATGGGGTATCTGTGCCGGAACACTGTGAGACATGGTAGGACCATTGTACATAATGTATCCACGGTTGCGTCCGTACTTTATAATCCGATTACCAAATTGAGTGCCTGGACTGTTGCCATTGTCAAGATATATCTGAATTGCAATTTTTACTCTATCATTGTCGATGTGTTTAGCCATATAAAAATCAACGTCATCTTTCCACAACGAGATCCCTATAAAATTAAACGGTTTAAACAACGGCAAGGATCCAAAATAGTTATGTGCTGTTTCAATTGGACTATCCAGCAACCAAGAAATTTTTTTCCTTGCCAACTGTTCCTGTTGTTCTTGTAATTCCCACGGAACGTCCGGCCGTTGGCTAAACTCTACTAGCTGGTCAACTAGCTCATCTGGTAAAAAATTTTCAACTTCGATTATCATGACTGTTTAATTTGTCCAAGAAGTTGCTTGAGTTTGGCGCTTTGCACATCCGCTGTGACTTTTTCTGCCGCCTCGGGTTTTAATTCTTTACCACCTGATTGATAATCCCAGGCGTGCGTTCCTGTTGGTTTTTCCCACTTTGCAGATGTACTACCAGTTGTTTCTGTGTCAGCAGTCCGGAGTTGGCTTTTGGCTTTGATTGAGTCCATAAGTGAACTTTGGGGCCGGTTGTACCCGGTTCCTTCGTCCCCGCCTTCATCAGTAATGCGCATAGTTTCAATGTTATACTCCAAATCAATTTTTTGACCAACGCCGGTCGAGCTTCGAGATTTCATACACTGGATCTGATATTTGCCACGCTCTTTCATAGCACGTGAAGTAAAGATACCAAACACATTGTCTGCTGTGTTAATTTTACTGATACCACCTGAAATATGACTGTGGTCAAATTCAATTTCTTCCACAGCACTACGATTCAACTGCGATGCAGTGACCATTAGTACACCCAGTTCCTTGGCCAAGTTACGCAGTTCTTCACTCACATACTTGTCTTTGACAAACAGGTCATTGGGACTGACTTTGGCAGAGACAGGCATCAGCAAGTCCAGGTAGTCAATCATCATAAAGTCTACTTTGATACCTGTTTGGATCTGTACTTCTTTGACATAACTGCGGATATCATTGATGTTGCTCTGTGCTGGCAATGCTTTGACACGATACTGTCCGGATTTCTTAGCAACCAATTTAACTTTGAGTTCTGTTGTGTCAATGTCCTTACGGATATCTTTTGTTGACATATTGGTCAACATAGCGTCTGTACGCAAGCTGGTAAGTTCTTCACTAAGCTCTAGTGTGATATAAACACCACTGAGTCCTTGTTGTAACCAGTTCAGCGCAATGTTCATCATGACCAAGCTCTTACCCGACCCAGAGCCACCTGCAAAGATGTTTAGTTCACCTCGACTGAATCCACCATACAACAACTTGTCCAGCTGTGGCCAGCCTGTGCTCACTTGTCCACCTGAGTTGAAGTATCGGTTAATACGAGCCGCAGGATCAGCAAAGTAGTCTGTGCCCATGTCCTTGGTAAGAGATATCTGTACTGCGTCTTTGATCAGTTTCTCAACTGGCTCAAACTCGCCCTTTTCTAATAGATCTGCTGACTTTAAAATAGCACGTTCAAGTTCTTGACGCTTGGTAAAACTCTCAAACTCAGTCATGAACCAATCAAAGTGGCCTTCATTTAAGTCAGGCACAGGTTGTAGCTTGATTCCAGTGGTTGCCGAAATTTGCGTCTTGTCTGGCATGGTCTTATGCTTGTCTGTGTGCTCTTTGATGAACTCAGCCGCTGGACGCAAACTCTTGTCAAAGTTTTGTGGGTTGTAGATGTTTTGAACACGCACATAACTGCCAGCGTCTTCTAACATCATTTCTAAGAATAATCGTTGGACTTCAAGCCCGTAGTCTTTTAACAAGTTGTTTCTTCCTTAGTTCTATTTTAATTCGACTGCTCTCACTTGATTGCATTATAGTTAGCAGTGTGGTTAACTTGCCCCAGAGTTTCACAGCATCATTGATGTCCTTAACACCTTCGGGCCAGTTTGGAACGCTTACACTCCAGCCCAGTTCCACAGCACGATCAATTAATGCCACGCCTGCGGCATCTTGGTCTGGCACTACAACAACATTGCGTCCTAGACTACGTATTAGTCTTGCTTGGTCGTCGCTGATTTCGTTGTGCATCACAGCCAGCCCACTGATACAGAGTGCGTCAAAGATGCCTTCTGTCACAATCACATGTTGCCAACCTGCTTGCTGAAGGTCCATTCCAAACACATAGCCTTTCTGCATGTCGTTGATATAGCGCGGATTGCGATCATCTAAAAATCGTATTGTACTGCCCACTACCTGATTGTTGTATGTAAACGGAACAACTACGCCAGGACGAGTTGGATTTGCGGCCGACACCATAATGGGATAATCTTCCGGCACGTGTCTGCTCCTGAGATACGCCCAGTGTTCGGTCTGCGCAGGTGTTACAAAATCTACAAAGCCGGGCAGGTCTGTTTCTGCAAATTCAATTGGTGCCAGGCTATTCCAAACACGCTGGCGATCTTCTATCATGCCTTCCATGCTACGATGGCGCATGCTTTCAAGATTAATCTGATTGATGTCGTTTTCAGGAACGCCTATCCATTCGAGTAAGCGTCGTGCCTTGAAACCAATGTTGCGACCAAGAATAAAACTTGCGGTATACCCACAGTTGAAGCAGTGATAACTCCAGCCCGGATCTGACAGTTTGATACCACCACGTCCACGCCGGTCCGGTGTGTTGCCGTTGTGTACGCAACAGGGTGCATTGAAGGAAATCCAACCAGACCTAGACTGTTTTCTTTTGCCTGGTAAAAATGCTAACACATCAATCATGCTACTATTGTAACATGTTTTATGGAACAACGCAACTTATTTTGGCTTAACGATATTTTAAGTTTACCACATGTCCGGTGGAAACAATCACCTGCAC